CAAATCTTCTACCTGATATTAATACTCTAAATCTTTTATTAGATTGACTTACTTTATGTTGACTTTTTGTTAGAGATATTTTCACTACAACCAAACTTTATATAGATATTATATTTATTAACATCGTCTCTGCCTAATTCAATTATTTTATCGTATGATTTTGTATAACCATCAAGCATACATTCATACCCATCTTTATAGGTTTCTTCTATCCTAAAAGGTGGCATACATTTAGTTTTACCCTCTACAAATGCACACATGATCATCGTCAGTACAAATTCCATTTACTTCTTCTTTCTGTAGTATTTTCGATGTACTTGTACTCTCCAAGTCCAATGGAATATTGCCCTTGATATTTTTCCTATCTTTTCTACCACCCAATCTATCATTGTTTAATCTCACTTCGTTCTCGTATGTCCTATCTTCGTCTTTCATATTATTTTAATATTAATTTTTTTATGCTCTTTTCTCCCATGTAAATTTCTGTTTCTGCTTCTGATTTAATACACTTATAAGAAACATTGGTATTTTCTTTTAATTGTCTTTCAGCAACTCTTTTACCTTTTAAACATTCAGATAAAGATTTTTGTATTCTATGTTCTTTAATCTCGTGATCTACTATTAATAATAATGCAAATACAGTTTCAATCATTGATGAGTACCATTTCTTAATTTATCTATTTGTTTATTTATAACATCTACCTGTTCTTTTAAATGATCTATATTGACTTTGTTGTATCTACTAGCTTCTATTTCTTTTTCTATTGATTCTATTTGTGATGCTAAATGTTCTATGAGCATATACATCTCTAAGTTTTTTGGCTCTTGTTCTGCTTTCTTTAAAAGGTCTGCACTAAAAAGGTGGTCTGCTGTTTCTAATTTATTCAATCTTTCTATAACTCCAAAATATGCCCATACACCAATAGCAACTGCTGAAACTATTGCTAACATATTTCTTATTGGCATTGATACTGATGTGTTCTCGCTTATCTTCATCGCCAACTCCTTAAAGACCAATATGCAGGACTAAGACTTTTCTGACCACGAACTTTCTTAAGCACTCCACCCATACGAGCCATAAACGATCTCTTTCTTGCTGGTATATGTTTTTTAATAGACATTGTCTTACTACCAAAGTTAACCTTTTTAATATTTCCTGTTCTTTTGTTTCTAACAAACACCTTAAACTTTTTAACATCTCCTCGCTGGATTTTGTTAAGTTTAACAGTTCTACCTTTATACTTTGCCATAAAGGTCTTTTAACATAATTAAAATATATTTACAGACTATAATTTATTAGGGTCTTGCATACATATATATCCTTGAAATGTACCACTTCCATCATTTAGATACCATGATTGTCCTCGTGGATCATTCCAGCTATGTGTTGCAATTACTTCTCTATGATCATCGCCAAAATCTAAACACTCCATTAATGTCATAGGTCTTGCAAATTCTAAAACTTCTTTAATCATCTGCCCATCAAATGAGAGCAATAGTAAAACTAAATAATGAACAGGCTCTTCCATTATCTTTTAAAATGTCTTTGTCGCCATTTGTTGCAAACATAAGTGTCCTTAACACCTTTAGTTCTATAAACACCACAAAAACTGTGAGGTCTAGAATAGAGTCCACAATTTCCACAACTTCCTCTGCCTTGCGAAGGTCTAAAATCCTGTGGCATTTGATATGGAATAAACTCTCCATTTGGATAAAAACTAGATCTTTTTGTCATTTACCTTGTCCTCGATACTTTTTAAATGATCTGCGTTTGTGTTTATTCATTGATGATAATTTAGGTCGTCTGCCTATGCTTGTTCCATTTTCAGTACGAGAGTATTCAATAACCTTTCCATATAGATTACCTTTTTTTTTAGCCATTGATGACTATTACACTTCTTCTGCTTTTGCGTCTATGATTAATGGTAATGGCTCAATAATTGATTCTGTTTGAGTTCTATCTTTAAATCCTAAATAATTTTTACTTAACCAGATCTGCATATTGGTATTGTCTTTTTTAATAGCTTTGTCCCACATCTTTTTTCTTAAAGATGCCTTTCCTTTTTCTTTAGATTGGTCAATTAAATCGGCATAATTCCTTTTTAATGTTCTTGCAGATACTCCAAGCACACTTGCTATCTCATAATCAGGACAGCCAATAGATGCGAGGTTTTTTAATATTTCAACATCAATGATTATTTTAGGTCTACCCTTGTTCTTTTTCTGTTCTTTTGTATTTGCCTTATTTTTGTCCATTTTCAAGTACTGCCTTATTTCCTGTCCATTCTTCCCATCTTTTTATAATTACATCACAATATTTAGGGTCAAATTCTATTCCATAACAAAATCTGTTTAATTTTTCACAAGCTATAAAGGTGCTACCTGACCCTGAAAAAGGCTCATAAATAATATCTTCTTCTTTAGAACTATTCTTAAGAGCATTTATTATAAGATTAACAGGCTTCATTGTTGGGTGCAAGTCAGATTTCATAGGTCTATCAAACTCCCACACAGATGTATTTTTACGATCTCCATAATATTTATGTTGTAATCCTTCAAACCAACCATAAAATATTGGCTCGTGTATATAGTGATAATCAGATCTGCCTAAAACCAATGCGTGTTTCTTCCATATAATATTACAGGACATATGTAATCCAGCTTCTTTAAATGCAGATAAAAAAGCAATTCCTTGTCTTTCTCCATAACAAATATAATAGGGAGAGCCAAGTTTAACATAATCTTTACTTTCTTTTAAAAAATTAATTAAAAATGTTCTAAATTCTTCATCACTCATATTATCGTTTTCAATAGGTCTATGTTTAAATCTATAACCATTTTTACTGTTTCCTGTCCAAGTTCCATAATTAACATTATAAGGTGGATCTGTAAAAACCATATCTGCTTTGTTTTCTCCAAATAATAATGATATAAATTCAGCCTTTGTACTATCCCCACATACTAATTTATGTTTTCCAAGTATCCATCTATCTCCAGCTTTTGATATAGGCTTTTCAGGTGTTTCAGGTATAGCATCATCATCTGTTTCCCCCTGTTTCTCCTCAAATAATATTTTGTTTAGTTCCTTATCATCCATCCCTGTAAGGTTTAAATCAAAGTCTTTATCGTGCAGTTCTTTTATTTCTGTTTCGAGTAAATCATAATCCCACTCTGCTTCTTCATTAGTTCTATTATCAGCTATTCTATAAGCATTTATTTTTTCAGGACTTAATTGATCTGCAATAAGTACAGGAACTTCTTTATAACCTAAAGTTTTAGATGCTTGATACCTTGTGTGTCCTACAACAATAATTTTATCTTTATCAACCACAATAGGTTGTTGGAAACCATACTCTTTTAAAGACATTGCAACTTTATCAATAGCTTTCTTTGATAACTTACGAGGATTATTTGGATAAGGTTTTATTTCATCAATATTAGTTAGCTGAACTTTCATAATTTCCTTTTATTAAATGTTTAACAATAGTGGTTGCTGGGTTTATATCGTAATCGTGCATAGAACAATTTGTTAATAACACAAAAAATATTATATATCTCATTTTATTAATTTAGTGATCTGCTTAAATAATTCAGGATTTTGTGTGAATATTTTAGTGTAGCCATTACCAACTGCAATAGCGATTGGCTCTTCTCCTCGATCATTCACATTTATATTTTCGTAGAACATTATTATATGAAAAAACTCGTGAATAATTGTGTTAAATAAATCAATTCCATTTAGCTTATTATGTATCACTAGCAGATTTTTTTCTGTTTGGAAATAGCCATCTAATTTCTTTAAAGTTTCAAACTTAACTTTTATTTTTCTCCTTCCATATCTTATAGATTGTATTTTTTTCATTACTGCTTTGTTTCAACATCTGATTCTACTATGGCTTGATAAATTTCTAACCTTGCTTTTAATCTAGCATTTTCTAAAGATAACGCAATTATTCTGCGTCTAGCATATTTAAAAATTTTTAATATAGCCTTCATTCAACATTCTGTATAATATGTTCCTTATCATATCTATCAATTTTAAACTCTTTGCCATCTTTTTTAAAATAATCAAAGTGGTCTTCAGTGTGCCTAAATATATAACCTAATTTTTCCATTTTTTCTCTTAAATTAGGCATACTAGGTTGTTTTTGATCACTTTCCTCAATTTCCCACCTTTTTTGAGATAGCCAAGTTGCAAAATGAGGCACAAATTTGTCCTCCACACCCTCCATTTGTTTATTATATATCTCGGAGGTTTCTGTAATATTTGGTAACTCGTTGTGAGATTTATTATATATTTGATATGCCCTATATTTTGACCCCCTTTTAATCCTTAATAATTTCCATAATTTTTGGAAGTCCTCTGAATAACCCTTACTACTATTAGGTATAGGACTAGGTATAGGACTAGGAGCTATGCTTTTGCCATTAGCACTTTTATTCCACCTGATTTCTGCACCAATACTGCCACTTATAGACTTTTTAAGATATTTATTTTTTAAATAATCATACTCTCTGATCAATCTTTTATGGGTGAAAATAAAATCTTCTCCTTTTTTATCAACTATAAAAAATTCACTTAAAACTTCCATAACCCTTAATTCACAATCTTTTGTTCGACATTGGCATATTCTCATTGCATCAATTTCTTTAAAAGGTTTTGTGTTTTTAGTCCAAGCAAAACATAATAATCTTATATATATGCCTATTGCCTCGTTTGTTAAATGTACTGTTTCTGCACTAAAAGTATCTGTAAATAATTGTAATGCGTGAAACTTATCTGTCGTCCTTTCCTTTGTCATAAAATAACATATTCCTTTCTAGTTCATTTATTTTTATGTTTGTTTCTTTTAATAATTGTTCTTCTGTACCATACAGATGATTAAACAATTTTTTATTTAAGTGTACTGAATTGTTGCCCATATTATGATGTTGTGGACATAAGGGTATTGTTTCAGTGTGCTTGGGTCTTAATGATAAGCCTGTGTGCTTTCTTATATGATGGATAACAGGATCGGTAAATCTGCCTTTTTTAGAACAAGCTATGCAACCAATCTGCCTTAACTTATCAAATCGTTCCTTATCTTTTTTCTTCATACAAGTATGTTATTTTTCCATCTTTTATATAATAACCATTAAGTACTTTTTTCTTCTTCTTTTTCTTCAAGATATTTTTCGTATTCTTTTTGGATTTTTTCATCTTTACCAAAAGTGTTTTCATGGGCTAATTCCTTGTTTAACTTAAATTCAAGATAACTAACTTTCCTCAATTGCTTTTTTAATTTTATCACAATGTGAGGAGATACTATTAACTTCATTAATTATCTCGGCTTTTGTAAATGTTGACTTATCATCTGAAAGTTCAATCAATGTCCCAAGTCTAATCATCCTTAATAAGCGTTTAAAAGCTCTTCTCACATGCATATCGGACATATCAGAAACATGAAGCCACTCATTTTTTGATCTTGAGAAATACATCTCTTCAGGAGTTGATTGTTGAGTTTCATCTGTTTTAGGAATATCTAAAAAATCTTCTCCACTCATAAAAGTTTCTCCTGATTAATGTTACCTTCCTTATAAGGCTTCCAATCAAAATCTACAAGTTTATATTTTTTTCCATTAAACTTGGATGTAAAACTTTCATCTGTGTATTGCCTAGCTTTTTTAAGTTTATCGTATGGGATAAACATATATTCAGATTTGTGAGTTATACCTAAAGATTGTTTAAGCCTTAAGGCTTTTTTATAAATGTAATCTCTAACACTCACCTTTCCAAGCCAAACCTTATCTACTTGAACTTTGATCATCTTTGACCTCCATATCTTCAGTTAATATTAAGGGTGCATCTGTGTTATACTCTAATGCAAGGATAGGCTTTTCAAAAAAATAATTGACAGGCTTTTTCATAATAGAACTTAATTGATCTAATCTATATCCTGAACAACCATTTGTTCCTTTTTCATATTTCTGAACTTGTTGGAATGTGACTCCCAATTTTTTAGCCAATTTTTCCTGTGTCCATTTAAGTTCAGTTCTTCTAACTTTAATATTAGTTCCAACATTTTTATTGAAACTGTTTATTACATCAGTTTGCATTGTTTCTCCTGTGATTGATTTGTGAGTGGCAAGAAATCGGAAACTTGCCACCCATTTTTATAACTAGAAAGGGAGAGTTATATGATTCGCTAAAAGAAAAAAATGAATAACCCTCTCTTCTGTTTTTATCCGACTCTTTCATTAATCACAATATAAATTATCGCAACTTTATGGCGAGTCTAAATAGTTATCCAAAAATGGCACTATTATTCATTTATTGAAATAAGGGCAAATAACCCCCATTTTTCGCCATTTTTAAGGTATTGACTGTAAATGGCAAAAAAGCAATGATTCGTTATAACTAAAAAGGAGAGAGCAAAATGATAAATGTAAAAATAAATAATGAAGAAACTTTTTTTAACACCATAAAAGAAGTAAGACATTTTATTAGAGAAGATGTTTGGGATATGACAAGAGCAAGTAATAATCCTGATGCAACTGAAACTGCTAATAAAATTTGGAATCTAAATGTTGGAGAATCTATTAATGTTTTAGATTTTAATATTAAAGTTATAACTAAAAAGGAGAAAAAATGACAAATAAATATCTATTAGTAAACCTAGACACCAATTTTATAGATGGTGGATGGGAAGAAACTGCTCAACCAAAAAGATTAAAAAAATATTTTAATCACATTTTGTTAACTGAATATTCATTTGAAGAAACTATGGATCAGTTAAAAAGAGCTGGTTTTAATATAGGAGATGGTGGTCAAAAAAATGGAAAAAAAATTGACTCATTTTGGGGATGCCATTTATTAGAAGAAATTTTAGAAGAAGATAATAAAAAATACCCTATTCTAAAGTTAAGCACATTATTTTCAGATGAAAATATATTTTATAAAAAAAGATATATTGATTATGAAGATTGCAAAAAAATAATAGCAGAGTATGGGGAAAATTATTATGATGATATGTACAAATTTGACCAAGAAATGCTACATTTTTTTAAAGATAAAAAAATCACTACTAACAAATTTGAAAAATGGATAGGCTACCCACTTAATATGGCAGATTTTGTTCATTTAGAATGGGTTAGAAACTAATGAAAGCTAAAGATATAAATGTTTTTAAATTGTTTTCTAAAACTTTTTATGACAGAAAAATGTATGGCTTTATGGGATTCGGAGAAATATCTAGAATGCCTAAAGTTGATAAACCAATAAGACAAACCCAGCCACAAACTTTGGCTGGGAATGTGGTGCAATTCTTAAAAAAAAAACAAGCGAGGGGTAAATGATATTGTTTGGTAAATTTGTAATTAATAACAAAAAATGGAAACAAGACCTATTTATTAAAAGCCTATATTATAGAACAGAAATAGTAATTTTTATAATAGCTTTTATTATAGGTTTTATAATCGGAGTAATAATATGATAACAAGAAAACAAAAACTTAAAAACTCTATAAGATACACTGTAATTTTTGGAGATGAAATTTTTGAAATAGAAGATCATTTAAAGCCAAGAAACATAGTTCCTTATAATCCTGAACACCATAAACAAGTTATTTTATTAAGAAGATCAAAATCATTTAAAACAAATGCTTTAATAGGATCAATGTCTTATCAAATAGCTTCATTTGACAATGTTAAAGATGCAAAAAAATATATTAAAAATAGGAAATATTTATGAGTGTAAAAAATAAAAGATTAGATTTTATAAATAAAATTTCTAAAAAAAGAAAATGGACTTTTGGAGATAATAACCCCTACTTTAATGAGGTGTATACACATATGCCAAAGATAGAGGCTAGTAATCTAAATGAGTACAAATGCAAACTAAAAGAGAGGAAAAAAAATGAAAAAGATCGGTTGCTTAATATTTCTTTTATTCCTGACTAATTGTGCCTTTAACCCAGTGATTGATACTGCTGGAAGAAGTGGGACTTACAATGAAGATAAGGCAAAAGAAATAACTAATGATTTGCAACATTGCAAAATGGTGGCAGATACAAACAGTTCGTTTTGGAGTGGAGTTATATTTTGGGTGGAATCCCCAACTGCTAACACACAACACGAGTCTATTTATAGAAAATGTTTAATTAATCGAGGACACTCGGTATTAAACTAGAAAGGAAAAATGGATAGATTAAGAAAGTCAGACCTTATGTTTAAAGGAATGCTTGTCAATTTTTTAGAAAAACCTGACTCTAAATTATTAGATCAGATAATTGGCAGAAAGTTCCAAAATATAAGGCTTGAAAAGAACATAACTGTCGAGGCAGTTGTGGAAGATAATAAGGCATACTTTGGCTCAACACAAGACTTGTATAAGTTTGAGAGAGGTATTAAAACCAATGGGTCAAGGTTATTTGCACTCGCTAAATATTATAAATATAATATTGTGCATTTAATCGACTCACTTAACTAGGAGGAAAAATGTCGACAATAACAAGCCAAGACAAAAATGGAAACACTTTAGAGTTTAATCCATATGAGAAAAAATATAGATATAAAGTGAATGGTGAGGTTAAAACAGGGTGTACCTCAATAATTGATCCTCGATTCGGTAAAGCTGGATTGATGGGTTGGGCAAAAAAACTACCCATAGAAGCACTTAAATGGCAAATGAGGGATGATGGTAAGCCTATTGATGAAATAGAAGCCTATATATCAAAACTTAAAACAAAGGTTGATGAACTTTCAATAAAGGATGCTAATATAGGAACTATGATGCATACTCTTTGTGAAGATTATATAACAGGCAAAAAACCTGTTGCACCAACCACAGAGCCATTAAAAACAATGTTCCCCAAGTTTACTCAATGGTGGGATAATATGAAAATAGAGGTTATAGAAACTGAAAAAACATATTATTCTGAAGAGTTAGATGCGTGTGGGACAGTTGATTTAATCTGTAAAATGAATGGTAAATTAGGATTGATAGATTTTAAAACATCAAAAACTATTGATTATGCTAATTATGTAGTTCAGTTATCTGCCTATCGGAAAATGATAATGGATAGCACATATTATAAAATAGAATTTTTAGGATTAGTTAATATTCCTAAAGATGCAGGACTTCCAATAAACTTTAGGAAGATCAAAGTTAAGAATGATTATTTAAAAGCCTTTAAATTGTGCAAACAATTATTAGACTTTGAAAATGATTACTCTAAACAATTAAGTGATTGGAAGAAGTTAATAAACAAACAAAGACGAGAAAAACTAAAACAAAAACAATAAGGAAAAAAATGACACAACAAAAACAAATGCCTTTTTGTGGACTTACATTAAAAATGTATTCTACAGGCAATCAAGCACCAAAAATGGAATATCAGGCTTCATCAAACAAAGCTCAATTCCAATGTACCTTAACAAAAAGAATGTATGGAATCTTTGATATACAAAGATGGCTTAACTCTCCTGAAGTTCAGGAATATGTAAGGTCAGGACATATGTTAAAATGGGGTAGCAAAACAGAGCAAGGGGATGCAAACCAATTTAATAATGGAATGCAGTTAATGGTCACTTGTTATATGGTTAAGCCTTTCCAAAAGAAAGGAACTAACTTTGCTAAACCAATAGGTCAAACAATGCCACAGATGAGTCCACAGGCTAGAGACCCTATGGATGATCAATTACCTCAAAGCGAGGTAGAGTGGTCAAAGGAAAGTCCTACTGATTTTAACCCTGATCAATACGAACAAGAACTAGGTTAATGTCTAAAGAAACTTTACCAAAATATATTGAGATTAGACCCACTGCGTTTGATCCACATAGAATTGTGGCTTATGTAGATGCCCTCGATAAAAGGTTGGTAAGAGCCGAGATAGAATATGATGAGGTCAAAGATCAAGTTCAAGAGGTCTTTGACTTTGTTGTAAATGAAAAGATGACTAACGAGTCTCTTTCTGTTTCATTGGCTAAAGTTAAATCCACAAATGACGAGAGATATAAGAAAGTTAAAAAGGAACTTTCTGATAAAAAAAAAATATATCTATTTGCTAAAGTGGAAGCCAAGAATGGACACAGTTATTGTGATCATTTAAAACAAAAATCTATCAATGAGTTAGCCACAGAAAAGCTAACAAGAAATTAAATGTGTGTGGGGAGAAATCCCCACATATTAATGCTTGGTAATTTCTAATCCCTTTATATCAGTTTTTTCAGTAATCACTTCATAAGTATAATTAAAATCAATAACCCTGACATCATCAAATTTTGTAAATTCTTTTATTGTGTTTTTAACTTTAGGAAAGGTAGGTCTCATATCAATAAACCTTAAACAAATAAAATGTCCATAGGGATGATACTGCGACTCAACTTGAAGTTCTAGTTCTGTAATAACTGCATCTATCATTAGACAGATATAACATTATTGAAAAGGGATTACTACTTTCGTTTCATTATGTCAGCACCTCGAAGTCCATAAATCGCACTACAGATCCCCACAAAAAGTAATTGATACCACATAGGAAGGTTTTTAAAATACTCAAAAAATAAATCTATTCTATCACGAATCGTAGGGTCGTCAGAGAAAACAGAATAACCCAGTAACAAAATAGGCACAGATACAATAATAAGGACAAACTCATCCTTAAATCCTTTATCTTGAGAATTAAGTATTTGACCTTGATACTCAATTTCTCCATTAGCCATTTTTTCATAATGTTTTCTTTTCGCTTCTGATTCTAAAACTTTTGTTGCTTTATTATTTGCATAAATTTTAGCTCCTGTCTTTATTCCTAATCCTAAAATATTCAACCACATAATTACTTCTCCTGTATTTTTTCTATAAGCATATCAATTGTGTGTTTAGCTTTGTTTAAATCTTGGATCTGCTCTTTTATATTTTTATGCTTTAAATTATATCTTGATATATATTTGACCACTTTGGTTTGACAGGCATTAAGATTATTGTCCATTGCATAGTCTAAAGGTTGGATTTTTAGCTTCTTATACCAATCCCCTCCCACTTGCTCGGAAAAAGCAGAATCACTGCTCTGCGTGGCTCTATGGCTCTTTAATAGGGTGTTTTTTAGTTTATTTAGCTTTGAAGTACTCATACTATCTTCTTTATCCAGTCTCCATTATTATTAAGTACCATAGGGAGTAATCTAGGTACACCATTTATAATAATTCCACAACCCAAAATAAATCTTGTTTTAAAGTTTTTGGCATAGTTGAAAGCCATTGACTTTTGATTAATTAAACAACCTACATTCATTGCAAAAAACAGATTATCAGGGTTTGCCCAGTAGCTTATAAGAAACTTGGTGTGATAATGCCCTTGTACTGCCGACATACCCATTGTTTGCGATACCTTTAATATATCTGCTGACCTTCCGTGAGTGAAGAAGCATCTTTTTCCATCGGACATTGTAAGAGTTAAATCATCAACCCAAGTCCACTTTCGAGTTCCTAAAAACTCCCCATATGGTTTAAGAAATTGTTTAGACATACCAAACTTTAAGGCTCGTCTATAAACCAAGCTACTATGGTTTGAGTCCACCTCTACAACTTCAGGAAATATATCTTCTAACTGTTTTATATATTCTTTTGCTTTATCTAATTCCATTCCAGCAGAATACAAATCAGGATTGTGTTCGTGCATTGATATTGCGTGAAAGTCTAACAGATCTCCAATATTGACAATCATATCAGGTTTAAATTCTTTTTTTATTTCTTTTAAAAATATTATTGAGTCCTTATGTTGATAAGGCAAATGCATATCGCTGATTATTAAGATTTTTTTATTAGCCATAGTTCAACTATGGGTTTACTATTAATTTACTAAAATGTAAAGGAGTTGACCTAAAACGAGCAATCCCACAACTCCTAGTCCATATAAGATTCGGTCAATATCTTGTTTCATATGATGTAAATGATTTTTAATTACTAAATCTAATTTCTGATTTACTAATTTTATTTTGCCCTCTAATTCGACAAACTTTTCTTTAGTCGTTCTCATTTTTTTTTACGAGGTTTATATTTTTTTATAGATTGTGAAATAAATATATTTTTATACAAAGAAACCTTTTTGCCAAATTTTTTATCTGCTTTTCTTTTTGCAGATTTATAGGCTTTAGACTTTTTATTAAAAGACTTTGGCTTACCTAATCGTTTAGGTCTAGGCTTGGCATATATAGGTTTCTTTGCTTTCATAATTACTTCTTCTTCTTTTTTTTCATTTTGTTTTTTTTAGGTGGTCTACCTTTTTTAGACCCATATGTTCCTTTTCCTCTTGGCATAATATCCTCCTATTAATTTGCAAATTTACCTTTAGACCATTTGGCTTCAGGTAATCCATTTGTATATTCCTTGCCATTAAAGGTCAATACTTGTTTTCTATTTGATCCTTCTACAAAACTGCAATGCACCCAGCCTGAATTAGCACCTTCTTCCTCTTTCCAAAACTCAAGGATAAGCTGGTCATAATTACAATTATTTTCAATCCAAATTGCAACCTCTAAATTAGACACTCCAGCAATCTCAAAATCAACTGCTTGTCCTTTTGTATGTTGGCTGGTTTTAGAACTTTTTATTGCCTCGCATAATGCTTCTGATCTATACCCTGAAGTTATGATAACAGGCTTTTCATCAAACTTTGCTCGAACAGGCTCTAATATTTCATAGCATACATCAGTTAAGTTTTTAATCTCACCTGATCCAGCTTTGTTTTTAATATTTAATCTTGTTGCTGTTGATGACTTTTCAAATTCAGATAATGAGAAATGTTTTGAAAGTTGCATTTAAACCTCTTATGGTTTGGTTGGAAATTCTACTGCCTCTACTTCTTCTACTGTGGTTAAACCTTTTGTAATATCTCTTAAATCTTTTCTATATTTTTTCATTTCATCTGAAAGTGTATTATCAGACAAAGCATAAAAATCTGTTTCAGCTAATTTTCTATTTCTATCTTCTCTTAATCTTGCAATAGACCTATCAAACGCACCATCAGCATAAGCTGATTCATTTGCGTCCCATTGTGCTTCTTCTTCAACAGAAAAAGGTACTTTAATTCCATTTATTAAATGATGTCTTGCCATATCTTTTTATACTCCTTTGTTAAATCTTTATCAAGTTAGTTAATCCCATATAAACAAATAATCCCAGAATCTATATTTGATCCACCTGTAGTAAATCTAACTGCCGTAACTGCATTTGTAGTATTAATATATCCACCTGTAAATGAAGTAAAACATCTAGCAGATTCACCGTCACTATTCATTTTAGATATAAAATGCTTGGCAAAAACAGTACTCGATGGATTAAATAAATGTAAATAACCAGAACAAGATGAATCACTATCAGCATTAATATTTACCACTATTTCTTGGTCAGATGTTGAATTTCCTAAATTTGAAGCAACGCCTGTTCCACCATCAGTTCCATCTTCATCATGTCTAGCACGAAAATTACTTGTTGTTTTAGATAAATCGTAAGAATGACTAGAGGTATCATCAGAAAAATTTACTTTTAATATATCCCCTTGACTTGATGGATGAATATTATTTAATGTAAATAAATATTGTTTGTAACTATTATCCAAAACTACATCACTTGAACCATTAACAAAATTTACAGTTGCAACTGTTGAAATAGTTTGTTTTTTAATAAACCTCATTTCTCCTAAAGCTGATATACTTCCAAAAGTAGTAGCTGATCTTACACCTCTATTATTTAATTTAACTATGCTCATTAGCTATCCTTAATTCCATAGAGTTTGAAAGTGCCAGAATCCATATTTCCTGAACTCATTGAAAATTGTACTGCATCTATTGCAGCAGTTACGTTACAGTATCCAGCATAAAATACATTAGTTGAATAATCACTACCTTGATATTCATTTCCAGTACCAAAAAAATGTTTAACAAATGTAGTAGATGATGAACTAAATAACCATAATTCTCCAGATGCACTTTGATCGTTGTCATTACCTATATTACCAGTTAATTTTTGTGCTGATGTTGATTGTGCTAAATCACCGCCTGTATCATAAGCAAATCCTGTACTATCACTTTCTCTATGTTCTGCTACAAAAATTGTAGTAGTTTTAGTTGCATCATAACTACTTCCACCATCTCTAAAATTAACATATAAACCAGCTTCATCAGTTTGTGGATGTATATTATTATAAGTAAATAAATATTCCTTGTAAGTATTATCTAATACCACATCACTACTACCATGAACAAAAGATAAAGTTGCAGAACTAGAAGCTGTTAGTTTTTTAATAAATGTCATACTACCTAATGCTGATATACTTCCAAAAGTAGTAGCTGATCTTACACCTCTGTTATTTAATTTAACTAAAGCCATTATGAATCCTTAATTCCATAGAGTTTAATTGTACCAGCATCAATATCGCCAGATGACATAGAAAATTGAACACCATCTATTGCTGCGGTAACATTACAATATCCTGCAGTATAATTATCAAAAGCATAGTTATTGTGTTGATAAAAACTTATTCTAGTCATAAAATGTTTTACAAAAGTTGTAGAACTAGGATTAAATAAATACATTTCTCCACTAGCACTTTCATCATTAC